GGGAAAGGTGAGAGCTGAACCCATCGACGCGTACTTGGTTAGGGGTATTTCCCCATGGCCAGGTACTTGTGCCTTCGTGGACCTAACCGCGAAGACCGCCTTTCGGAGGTCTTTGTAGTCGCGGAATAGGTCCATTACATGCACACTGGAGACACGATCGGAAGCCTCGCTAAGGTCTAGCGTGGCCAGCTTGCCCGTACGGGAGCCTTCACATGCCAGACGCTGATTACGCGTCTGGTCCGTGAAGCCGATGAAGGAGCGAAGGAGGTTATCCCTTCCCACCTCCTCGTAAAACGCCACTTGAAGAGCCTTCTGCATAAACATCATGACAGTCGGCTCGATGGCAATAATACGAGGTGTCTTCTGCGTCTTAGGAACCGAGATCACCCTAACGGGAATCTCGTCTCCGGGTTCGAGGAGAGTCACGTCTGCCAACCGCTCGAAGTACGAGTAGTTTGGAATAGCGAACTGTTCCCAAGGGAACACCTCGTTCAGACGGGAAGTCCAGGTGAAGTGCTTCCACTTACGGTTACCTTTAAGACCGTCAGCGGTAGCGCCTGGACCATGGCTCGGGATCAGGTCGGAGCTTACATACTCCGGCTGTGGAGCGTGCGGTAGTACTCCGCCCGCTCCCAGATCATCCGACGGGAGACGGTGAACTTCATCGTCACCCCCTTGCGGGCGCTCAAAAGCACCCCAAGGTTGAGAGACTCGGTCTGTCCCCACGCGTTCAGCGTAGGGCAGTCGGTCTTCAACTTGTCGGAAGAGCCGTCCGAAGACACGTTGTGCCACTCGTTGGAACGCCAAACGATCAGGCGACCCAAGCTGTGTGACGACATGTCTTCTGACTTCCTGCTCACACTCGATGTAACCGAGCATTGCTGCATGTTCTCGCTCCTTTGTTGTGAGTTGGAACAACTTACCATTTATCAGCGTGAGCTGACGAATGGCATGAATTGCGTCAATGTCCGGCACCTCGAGCAAACGACCACTCGAAGCGTCGAACACTTGACACAGGAAACCCGAAAGAAACTTCGGGAGACCAGCCTTCCGCGAAAATCCTTGGAAGGCCTGTGTGTCCAACCAGCCTAGTTCGAGACTTCTTTCGAAGTCCTTACCAAACTGGGGGAGGGTTATCGTCAAAAACGACAACCCCTCATGTTCGACGCGACTCGCGACTGTTTTGCAGTCACGAGTGGTGCTAGTGCGACATCTGCTGGCCCATTCTTGGGCCAGCGATTGCCAGAGCAACATCAGGCTTTTCATCATCCCTCCTTTCTGGAGGTGGTGATCCATAGCCGAATGTTGGGCCCACAGCATGAGAAGCAGCTATCCAAAAATTGCTGCACCCCGAAAGGGGTCCCATGCTTCTACTCTAGATTCTCTACCCAGTTGCTTGTACAGAGCTGGCAAGAGAAATCCTCTGAGTTGTATTAAGACTCAGAGGCCAGCAGTTTGTCAACCAACGCGTCCGTAGAGGCTGTGAAAAGCCCCTTGAACCCGTTGTAGACAGCCTTCGCCTCAGCGTTCGTAAACTGGTTGTTAACCGGCCTATCGAACACGAGGTAGCAGGCCATCCGCTGCTGCACGTTAGTGCTTGGCAGGAAGACATCTGCGCTGATCTTGGAGTAGTCGATCCTCAGAAGGTCCCGCTGCCTCTTGTTAAAGAGGTGCGAAGCGGTGATCTGAACCAGTCCGTCCGCGCTCTTGTACTGCGAAGCGTAGTCGGCCGGCCCCGAGACTCGGGGCAGGCTAACCGCGCCAACAGGCAAGGGTGCTGCGAACGTTACTGATAGAGGGTCGGTGAACGACATAGGGCATTGCTCCTGTGTGGTGTTTTGGACGGTAG